TAAACACCCGCGTAAGCGAAGCTAGATCAAGAACTGAGAATGGGTTAGGTGACAATCCTACGTGGATAAGGTGGCCCGCGTAAACGTACTCGGTAGCCAGCAGCCTATCATTAGGCTCTGACTCAATTGGTACACCATTACTGACTGATTCACCTTGGGTATTGCCAACCCCAATTATTTTGATACCTTCTAAAATTAGATATCTCATGCTGATAAATCTCCAATCTTAACTCTGAGAACTCCATTAGAATCAAACACCTTAATTACGTTATTCTTTACCTCAAGGCGAGCCGTTCCTGCGCTTCTTATGTCTAGAGTTCCACGGAAGGTTGCATTATTCATCTCCATAGCACCAGTCTTATCAATTTTCCATCCAGCTGAGCCTGCTGCGTACGAGGATGACTGAATCACATTGCCTATAAGAGCATTACCAATTGCACCAGCCTGAATAAAAGTAGTTGCATTTACTGATGTAATCTGCCCAGTAAGGTTTGTACCGATGTTAGCGCCAACTGTAGCTCCTGCTGCAGCAGTTGACCGCTCTAGTTTTACTATTGTGATAGTATCTACGAGAGTACCAACAGTGCATGTAACAACAACCTCTCTATTCGACCCGAAGTCAGCAATTGCCAACGTACGTGTATCTCCTGAACCGCTAAGGGTTACTACAGGTACTGTGGAGAAAACTGCGGCTGCTACGGTATTAGCTCTTGATAGTCCAAGTGTAATCGATTGTGATGCTGGGGAAGCTGCACCATCAACGTAGGTAAACACCTGGCTTGATGCACTAATAGCAATATATGCACCATTAGCATCACTTCCAGCCCTTGACTTCGTTATTGAGAACCGCTTTGTTATACTGGTATATCCACTCCTGGTGCATAGCAGATCGACATACCCAGCCTCCTCAGACATGGCGGACACTGTGTATGTCTTAGCAACTAACACTCCTGAGACACCTGATGACGGAGTAGGTGTGACTGCCCATAATGCCGATGTATCAGTAGTACCCTCGTATATGGAGATACTGGTACTACATCCTACAAACGTTAGTACTGCACCAGAGTTGTCAGCCGGGAGGGTATGAGACTCATTAGACAACACCACGTTAATAGAAGAAACACCAGGAATACCTTGGATACCATTCTTACTCTTAGTTACAGTCTGAGTCCTACTAAGTGAAAATGAGGAGCCATTGTACTTCTTCACAGTAATAGGGTACACGATAGACAACACATCCTCTGTAGAGCTCATTGCTGAGTGTGCACCTACAGTAGCGGAATCTCCATTATTAGTGAAGCTCCCTACTGTGATAGCACCTACAGGACTGACTACTGGAGAACCGATAGTAAACTGGGAGTTAAACGGGCTAGAAGTTGCATATGAAAGCTGTGTAGCCCCTTCCCATACTGATATTGTAGTACCCGAGCCAATGTAAGAGCTTACAACTCCGGCATCGCTAGCTGGTATAGCATGCGCTTCGTTTGAGAATACAACGGTAATAGCATCGCTACCATCAACAACCACAGGCGTAATTACAGAATCTACTAGAACCGAAGTTCCACCTGCCATATACGCTTCTACCTTCAGACTCGTTAGGTTCCCAGGAACACCATAAGCATAGCCAGACTCATTACCACTGCTGGTATAAGTGGCTATACCGCTACCGTTCTCATAAACCTTAAATCTACCTAGATAAGGAATAAAATTCCCATTCCCAACCTTATTAAAAAGGCTTACTGTAAAGGTTGTAGGTGCCATTGCCCCTAATGCACTCTTCGTGATAACAGTACTTGATACTCTCAAATCAAACACTTCAGCGCTATCACCTACAGCACCCTTAGACGCAAACAGTGTCCAATAGGAATTACTCGTGATAGGAAGGTCAGGTGGAAGAATCACAGCACTTGAAATGTGCTCTGCTAAAGAGCTCCAAGAAGATCCATCCTTGGTAACCACATCACCTATATCGTAAGCAATCCCAACAGCCCAATTACCTCTAGCTATATTACGGGTTGCACCGTCTGCAGGCTTGCCTGCCCCGGAGATACCACCCCAATTAGTACCACCTCCAGATGACATTAGAATCCCGCCTGCACCATCATAAACAGTCAGGTTGTTGAACTCCGCAGAACCATTCTTGTTAATCTTCCAACCAGTAAACCCTTGATTGTAAGTTGTAGACTCAATGATGTTACCAATTTTTGCATTCTGAATGGCACCATCGGCTACTTGCAAAGTATCTACTACGGCGTCACCAAGAAGAGCTCTAGTGATAATCTTAGTTTCTAGATCACCCGTCTGGATCTTACCTGTTGTAGCATCGATACCATAAGTACCGCCATAGAAATCAGATAATACTCCATCCTTAGACTTATTTCTAAGCCAGATCTGAAGTTCCACATTTAGCTGTGAAGGATAAACATAGGTGGTGCCATCGAAATAATCAAGGAAGGTAGCATCATCGGATGTACCAGCAAGATTACCTGAGCCCCATATTTCTGTACGGGAATGGCCATGACCCTCAGTGTAACTAGGGAGACTAGGTAGGGTTATAAATACATTGTTCAAGCCTACCACTGTAGTGGCGCTAGTAGGTACTGGAGGTGGTGTTAAGTCAATTTGATAGCCGGTCTTCAGGGCATATGCAGACACCGTTCTCTCAAACGTGGCACCTCCAAAGGTCACACTTACAGTTGCAGACCCTAAATCACCAACAAGGTTAGAAATGATGAATGTGCCTTTGTCAACTCCAGTGTAAGTCATTATTACATCGCATGACGTTGTTCTGACTACAGTATACGTTGTACCAGCATCTGCAGAAACATCCAAGTTATTTAGAACCGCTTTTAGCTTAACGCTTGCATCTCCATAACCAAAATTAACACCTGAGTCATTCTGAAGAATTGTAATAGTATTCTTTGTTAGGGTTGCGTAGCTAGTTGCGCTTACAATTGGTATTGGCGTTGTCCAATCAATTACACTACTACCTTCTCTTAATACAGCATCTGAGGAGTATAGCTGAAGTGCACCGACAGGAACAGTAGTAGTCCAGCCTACAGGTGCAGAGGTAAACGTAAGTGTCTGAAAGTTAAACACCCCGCCTACTGGTGCGGCTGGTGCAGAGAACTGACGAATATACACTGTAGCGCGATACACAGTTGCGTGATCACTAACCACAGTACCAATGCCTGTGCTAATTGCTGGCCAATGGCTACCGTTAATGGTGTTGAACTTTGGAGCTGATTTCCCTTTGTTGGACATTGCAACTACTGTCAGAGTGTAGGTTCCTGCTGGGATCTCCATAATCTCGAAGAACAGGTTCCTTGTAGTTCCTAACTCTTCCCATACAGTATTAAAACTAACCATCTCAGGTGGTGTGGTAGTAAACCGAATACTGTAATTATGAACTCTAGAATCATTTGCTGCATCCCAATAGAGTGTTCCTACAGAAGCAACTAGCTGTCTAGATTCTGCCTTGAACCTGAGGTTGGTTGCTTGAGCAAGACCTTCATCATGAATATTTCTTTCGATAACAGGTAGTGAGTCGCTAGCATTCCATGCCAAAGCCTCTGCGTTAAATCTAGAGAACTCTGTAGCAACTGTACCGTCCTCATTAATCTTTACCTCAGTGACCCGAAGTAGCTCGCCGTTAACCTTGAGTAAGTTACTATACAAAAGTTTTAGATCACCCGGTTCTAAACCTACGTGCTTCGGAGAAAGAGTTAACTTATAGATAACACCAATACGAGAGTATCTGCAGCGTTGCTCGGCTTTAGCTAGAGCATGGTTATAGTCTGTTACTGCATCCTCATAGATATCTGTTTCAAGGGGCACGTTACCGTCTTCTAGCATGTAAGACTCGTACACCTGAGTACTCTTATCAGGCCAGCCTACAGTATCTTCTGCGAAGTTCTTTGCCTCATTCCGGAATCTACATGTAACTAAGTTAAACCGGGATTGCGCGTTAGGAAATGATATTGACATCTCTTTTCCACGCATGATGTCATCATCAGTTATTGGTGCAGATAGAACATCTCTAGCCCAATTAGCTGTAGTAGGTAGAGTATTGTTTCCAGGGATAAGAGAGCGATACAAATCTATTGCTTCTCCCGAGATGTATTGCACTACAGCGTTTTGATCGTATGAAGTACCGCCAGTGTATACTAGAGGGTAATTTAGACTTAGCTTATACTGGCCCTCAGACCAGATCAGCTCGGCCATATCCATACCCTCAAGCAGCTTTTCAATATTATCCCGGATGGATTCTGCCGAACTAACTGCAAGATTTGACTCAAATCTACGAACTACTCTAGCTCCAGGGGTATTCTCCCAGAACCTCCCTTCCTTAGAGCCATTAGCAATTACCACCACATCGCTTAAGGCTGCTGCCGCGTAGAAGGACTGCATATTGATTGATGCAAGGTCCAAGCCTCTACCAGAAATATTGTCAATCAGATAGTCTAGTAAACACAAAGCTGCGTTATTTGTATAGGATTTCGCTGTGAGACTATAGACACCGGAGTTCAAACTGATCCCTGCGACCTCCGAGCCTTCTAGATGAAACCTGCAGTTAGGTACGCCGGAGTACTGAGGCTCATCACGGTTAATTCTAAATAAGGCAGTAGCGTACGCGGTATTAGTGAATGTAGAACCAGCTCTAGCGCCATCATTTTGGTAGGCTAACGGATCTGCCACACCACCATTTGGGTAGGTATGGAAGTAGCACCAGCCTGCATGTTTACCATCGTAGTAAGGTAGATCATCCACTTCAATACTAACAACGCGGTGGATTCCTGCAAAGCTGAAGGCTTGCTGGATCATCATGAATTCATGTTTTTCCCCACCACTTGCATTTAGTCCGCCCCATGCAGTACCACCTGCTGCTGGTCCTGGAAGATTTACTGCATTAAACGTATTATGATAAACTCGGATACCGCCAGCGATACCCCTACCGTAAAGCTTAAATAAAGGTGCGGCTTCACCTTCTGTTACAATCTGGAACCCCTTTGCAGCATCAGCCCGCCTATCGGCCTCTTCCTGCATCTTCTTCATACGTTCCTTTTGCTTACGCGCTTGAACGTTTTGGTAGATAAGGGAGATTGCCATCATTATAAGCGCATCAATAAGCGCAGTAAATACAACCATTATTGTTTACCCCATAAAAGATTCGCCTGAGCAGAGCCTTCGTATACCTGGTCAAAAGAGCTATCAGATGGTGCAATACTTCGCATACTATCTCTAGAGGTACTAAACACTCTCTTTAGGTCTAAGCTTGCCATCGGAGATGAGCACTCGATGCCACAAGCAGGCTGCTCATCTTGATCAATAACGTAACCGTGGGTATCCACGATACCTCGATAGGCAAGAATAATATCCTCACGTTGGAGCATAGGCCTACCAGGAGCAGCACCGCCAAGAGTTGACTCAGAAGTATTAAAGAATCCGATGTATACAGAAACAGGTGAGCCAACAGCTCCTGCTGCGAATATAGGTTTAAAATCAAAGTCTACGTCTAGATAAGTAATCTTATAAGTCTCACGATCCACAACTGTAGAGAGCTTAGGTGCTTCAATGCTTAGTAGATTATTATCCGCTAAGAAAGTACCTAGCCCTGGTATAGTCACATCGTATGGAAGGTTCACGTGGTAGAGCTGAGTTGCACCTAGGGTCAAATGAACACAATAGAATACAGAGATATTGTCAGAGGATAGCAGGCTTAGGATGTTAGAGCTAAAATTTCTCATAGTGCCTCTACTAGCTTATACTGGCCTGCCTCAGTGAGAATACCGTCGCTGTAGGTTATACCTACCAACGCATCAGTATCATACTTCATTGAGAACGTAGTCTTAGCCCCGTATTCTACTTCGGTAAGCGTTGGTACGTACTCAGTTAATTGCGGGTAGATCTCCACGCCTACACCGGCCACTCCAGGGTTTGTAACAAGGTATACCTTGGTATGATTCTTAAATCGGATGAATTCACCCTTGATTAGCTTTGATGCTCCGCTAAGATTAACTGTAGAATCTCCTACGTAGAAGTTACCATTGGCTTTGATATTCAACCCGGTGGGCATTTCGCTACTACCCTTAGACAGCTGGGCCCTAACAGAAACTGCCTTATTCTTTCCAGCGAGAATATTACCCACAAAGAAATCTACAGGATCATCTGTTTGCTGTACTGTAGCAATAATCTCCCAACGCTGAACGTTCTGGGAATTGCTAACCCTACGAAGGGTCATTGTATCACCACTAAACTCAGGTTGGTTAGACATAAAAGTAATAGGGGCTGCAAAAATACATGCCAATTCGTTGTCAAGACCTGTATTAGTGCTGCTCTTTAAAACACCGTAAAGTGGCATATATTCTCCAAAGAATTTAAAAATAGCCCCGTCTTATTTGGATGCGGGGCTATATAGCTATTATCGTTTCATACCATTCTCATGGTTATGATTGTTCACCCCAACAGCGATGGTTGGCATCATCTGTTGGATTTCCTTCCTAGTCTGGCGACTAACATCCCCAGTTACATTGATGTTAAACACTGAGGTGTTCTTATTACCCCCAGGGACTAGACCCATCTCTTGATTACGCTTGGTTGCAGCTTGAACCACAACGTTGCTTCCGATATCATTTGAGATAAACCCACCAGTTGCAAACTTAGAAATGCTGCCGCTATTAATTGCTTCCAGCAGGGGTCTAAACTTGGCAGTTTGCTTAGCATTAACCATGAACTCGCGGTTGGATGCCATGATAGGTATAGAATCAGAGGTGCCTGTGCCTGGACCTCTAATTAATCCACCAGTAGCAAACCTCAACCCACTGCCACCGCCCATATCAATTGTATTAGATGATGCAGAGCTGAACATGTTTCCAGACACCCCAACATCAGCAGATCCAACGTTGAATGAAGCGCTGCTCATGTTAATAGAATCAAATGTTAGGTTCTGACCTACACCTGCTCCAAGGTTAGAGCCAACGGTAGCGCCTGCGGCATCAGTGACTCCTGCGCCACCATAGGCTGACATAGCTAGCCCAGCGACTTTAAGGATAGTACCAAAGGCATCAAACCCACCACCTCCACCGCCACCGCTAAATGCACCGAATCCCATAGCACCCTGGATTCCTAAAAATGCACTATTGAGTGTCATTCCCATATCTTGGAAGCTCTTGGTAAACACTCCACCTAAACCTGATACAATTGTAGAGGCATTATCTTGACTGGCTGATCCAATTGCGTCTACTGTTAATTCACCTGACGAAGAGATAATATCTAATATAGGCTCTGAAAAAGCTGCATCTTGAGATTTTAGAATATCAGTTTGGGTAGACCCAGCATTAGTACCATATTTGAATGCTGTGGGTAAGGAGCTGAGTTTATTTATACCACCAGCTATTAATTTACTAACTCCTGTGCCTCCAGTAGTACCAGCCTTCTCACCGCTAAACATTGAACCTTTGATCAAGCCACCTAACAGCTCCTCTAGACCCGATGTTTTAAAGAAGGTATCAGTTATGCCCTTGGCAAAAGAGTTAAGAATTGATTTAGTGAATGTATCTGCAAAGTTTTTAGCAAAATCCTTTAGAGGCTTGGAATCACCGCTTAGCCCTGCACCTAAAGCTGAAGAAAAATCATCCCTAACTTTGGTTGCGTAGTCTGTGCCGGCCTTAGACGCATCGGCAGACGCAACCAATTCAAGAGCTTGGTCTGGGGCCAGCTTTTTAGTAGCTTCAGCTAACAGCTTTTTGTTCTGAGTAGCAAGTTCCTTAAGCTTCTCTTCAGTACCACGTCTAGTGAAATCACTCAGATTACCTAGTAGAGCATCATTAAACTTCGCAATGTTATCAAAATTTCTTACAATAACTTCTAGCTCGTCCTTAGGAATAGCCTTATACTGAGCAAGATCAAGAGCTTTAGCATTAATACTACCAATTGCAGTATTTATTTCTTCTAAAGATTTTTCTGCGGAGTATAACCCTTCTAGCTTAGCGCTAAGTAGTTTAGGCCTAAGTTTTTCTTCCTGAGTTGGGGCAGGGGGCCCTTCAAGCATCGGGGATTTAAGCCCCATAGCAACTAAAGTTGCCTCGATATAATCAGCTGGATTATCCTTAAACTTTGCAAACTCGTTAGAAGCTAGATTGAGTTTTCCTGCTATGGCTTTACCTACTTTAGTTCCGGTGCTTTCTCCACCAGCGCCCTCAAATACCTTCAAGGCTCTCTTGGCATAGCTAGAAGAATCATCTATAGATTTACCATCTTTCATGGTGTGTCTAGATACTAAATCACCGTTAGCAGCAACAGCCTTTGGACCACCGTTATACACTGCAAATACCTTAGCAGGATCTTGATACTTAGCCCATAAGTCAGCTATGTGCCTTGTAGCTACCTCTATGCGGTCAGAAGCGCTATCAAACGACTTACCCACTAATTTATGCTGAGCTACTACACTGTTAAATGTATCAGGTATTATTTGCATAACACCGGAAGCACCCTTGAAGCTTGTAACACCTTCGCTAGTACCTTCAGTGCGTTTTATAGCGGCCACTAGCCGGGCCAATGTATCTTCGGATGGAGGAACTACGATATCAGCTCTCGTAGCTTTGTTGGTAGCTTCTATTGCACCTACTACCTTTGCGCTCTCTGCTGCCCCAGCATCCTTAACACCAAAAATTGTTGAAGTGATTGACTCTAGAATCTTGGAGATAGGCTGATCAAAGAATGACGATATCTTGTTCCAAGCCGCTAGATTAGTCTTTCTATCGGCATCAGAAACAGAGGCTTGAGCTGCGGCCACCTGCCCTGCAATAAACGGATCACTAGCAAAGGAGGCACCAGTTACTATAGACTTATTACCGATAGTACCTGTACCTAAATCAGAACGTAGGCCTACTACCTCCTTAGCAATGTTAGATACTAGTGAGAACGGGTTAATTTGACCATCTTTGCCAACTTCTGTATTTGATACAACATTACCTACTCTGTTTGATAGGTTAGGTACCAGTGATTTGAGACTAACAATTAGCTTACCTATAAAACCATCAAGCACTGCTGTTAATTGTACCCAAGCTTTGGCAAATACAGGCTCAACTTCCTTCCACACATCTTTTAGGTTGGCGTAAACTGATTCCCAGTTCATACCGGCCCATATAAGAGCGCCTATTCCGAGTGCAGCTAAAATAGCTGGTAAAGCCGAGAGCACCTGAAGAATACCTGCACCAGCTACAGTTCCTATAGCAGCACCTATACCTTGACCAATAAAGGCGCCTGCCATCTGAACTCCAGCCTTAGCCCACCCAGAGTAGCTAGTCATCTGCTCTGCTATTTTGTTACCAATCTCAAAGCCAGCCATAGTACCGAAAATAGCACCGATACCTGCTCCACCAGCCATAACACCCTCTCTAAACCTCTTAGAGGTTGCATCAATCCTATCTGCAAGAGTTTTCTGGTTTTGTGCTAGCTTCTCTCTTTCAGCTGAAAGCCTAGCGATATCTGCTGGAGCTGCTGCTGCTAGCGCTTGAGAGGCCGAAACAAGCTTTTGAGCCCTAGCCATTTGAGCAGCTGCGGTATTAAACGAGTTAGCGTTGGTAGCACTATTCAGCTTCTGCTTAGCCATTGCCATTGCAGCTTGAGCCTGTGCTGTGGCTGCCTGGGACTTAGTGGTTACCATTGCAGCAGCAGCAGTATTCTTGAGTAGCTCCTTATTAGCTGAGCGTAGCAAAACGCGGTCTGATAGGTTATCCACGATAGATGTAGGTGACTTAGCTACAGCTAGAGCGGCGTTACCAATAATTTCTCGACCCTTAGCGAACATCAAGGCTAATTTAGCCAGTAATGATAGAGTACCTAAAAACCCTTTCTCACCAAACAGGCCTGAACCAAATAGCATATTGATAGCACCCTTAACGCCATTTAAAAATGCGTTAACAATGCTTCCGGTGGTTAGAGAAAGCTCTTTATCAGATATCACCTTGGCTGATACTAGACCAAAGGCAGTTGTTACAACAGCTGCAATTGCCTTAGCCGCTGAGCCACCGGTAAGGGCTGCTATGATACCACCACCAATGAAAATACCTACTGGAAGGAGGTTATTATAGCTTCCTAATACAGCTGTCCCAATACCTGCAGCAAAAGCTACTGCAATACCCTTAATAACGCTACCGGAACTGACTGCCATCAGTAGTCCAGCACCTACTGCAGTGAATACTGTGGCTAAGAATGGGGATTGGTTCTCTGATTTAAACGCGTTAGTGATATCATGTAATGGAGTACGATTTTTCTGATCCCGCAGAGGACCTCTACCTACGTATGTATCAGTAGTATAGCTAGACTGCCCAGTTCTGCTTGATCGATCCGCGTAGGAGCCTGGCTGCACCTCTTGCATACCAAGGGTCTGCCTGATATTACGAGCAAATTTAGTGCGATCAATAGCTGCTTTTGCTTCTGCAAGTTGTGCGGCAATCACAGCTGCGAAGTCTCCCTTCATAACCCTAGCAGTTAGTGATTCAAATGCATCACCTACTCGCTTGGTGAAGGATAAGGCTGTACCTAGCGGATCCCCCATAAGCTTACGCATCCAGAAGATTACTCCGTCAACTAGGTCTGGAATCCAGGAGTGTCCAATTACTTGATCATAAAGCCAGAAGAATGCGCGCTCAATTGTGGTTACCCAATCAATTACAGTGCGCCTAATCGATTCTAGGTTAGGAAAGAACTGACCTATATTAATCTTTGTAGTATCTAGCTTAAACGAGAGTCCCTTTATGCTAACATTAGATAACTGTGCAGCTATTGTATCACCAACTGTGGATGCGCTTTTACTAACATCTTTTGCAACCCCAGAGTAAATACCTTGCACTTGCTTGCTAACTCTTTGGAAACCTTGTTCCGCATCTAAAACTACAGACCAAATACCGGCCTTTATATCTATAGTTAGCTGTCTAAAATCCATACCAAGCTTAGCAACTGATAAGGCTGCGTCGTTAATTCTAGCTGCGATTGTCTTGCCAGAAGAGAATTTTGATTCTTCGTCGAGATACTTGGTGAATCCAGCATACATGATGCTTAGTGCGTTCCCTACATTGGTGAATGCAGAGGAGAATGTGATACCAATGTTGCCAGACATTTTATTTATCTGATCTGTTTGCTTAAGGATAGCTCCAAATACATCCCTAGACGTAAGCTTTCCCGCTGTACCGAGATCTCTCATCTCAGAAACAGTCTTACCTAGACCTTCAGCAATCTGTTGCGCAAGTAACGGGGCATTCTCTAGGATTGACCTAAGCTCATCGCCCTGAAGCCTACCAGACGCTAATGCTTGCCCGAGTTGCATTACGGCTGCACTAGATTCTTGCGCAGTAGACCCTGAGGCAGAGATAGCCTTGCTAATACTACTTGTAACTTTAGCAATTTGGTTCTGAGATGCACCCAAGCTTTTAGAGGACATAGCGATTCTAGAGTACAGAGAAGCGACATCCGTCAAGCTAGTTCTAGTGCTAAGCGCGATATCAGTACTCGCCTTAAAAGCTGCGTTTACTGCATTTTGAGTTTCTAGAACAACTAAAAGTTTAGAATTTACTGTGGTAAGCGTATCCGATAAGCGAACTAGCCCCACCGCGCCAAATGTAGATGTAGCAAGCGCCCCTAAACTTAGGGCCAGAGACTTAAATGTATCAGTAGCATTCTTAGTAGCCTGACTGATACCCTCTACAGAGCTTCTTAACTTCGCAATATCCTGTTGCGCCGCTCTGGAGTCTGAAACTACTTGAACTGCTACTGCCATAATTTACTCCCTAGTTTGCACTATTTCGCCTGCTGGTACTCCATACTTTAATACTGTGGATTCTATAAACCTTTCAGGCGCCTGTTTTGATGTACCTTGATTCAAGAGCTGTATGTATTCAGCATCATTCTCTATAACAAAAGATCCGTCCGGTTTAGCTACCTTACGCCATGAGTCTCTTGCGTTGCCTGTGTCAACTGGGGTAACTTCCTTAAGATCCTTTAGCATAAGATCTACTCTCGAGCTTAACCCTACTCTCTTCTTTACCTCAGTGAACACTCTGGTTAACTCTTTATTTACGCCGGAGACACTTATCTTAATCACTAGCTATCTCCTTCAAAAATTCTGGTTGATCACCACCAGTAGCCTCCAGCATGCACTTAAATAGAAATGAGCTACGCAGACCTTGAATACGTTTAGGTGTAGAGTTCTTCCTTAGAAGTGCTAACGACTGAAATACTTCTTCTGGTTTAGCCTTAATTCCCATTGCTTCTAGTATCTTCATTATGCGCATATCTTCCATCCAACCTACTGGCCGACGCTGGAAAAATGCCATCCAATAGGTTAGTTCTTCATACGGCATTTCTTCAGACAAGCGATAAACTGGCATATGAAGATTATACGCCAGCTCATACAATGCTAACTGCTCATCTGAAAGTTCTACTTTCCCGCAGTGTCAATCCCAGAGAATTTCATAATCTCGGTAGAAAGCTTTGAAAGCTCATCCATGGGGAATGTTTCAAACTCAGAGTCAGAAATGTCACTAGCTTCGACAACTGAGGAGCGAATAACCGTACGTAGAATAGACATCCCATTGTTGTCTGCTTCAGAGTTAATCTGAGCTTGACTCTGGATAGCCATTACCTCGGCTACTGACAGCTTATTAATTTCAATATCCTCACCCATGAACTTAATTTTCTTTGACATGCGTTTACCAACTAGATTCTTAATACTCATTTTGAAACCTCATCCTGTTTAGTGAAATCATTAATCTGGTTACGCATTTTATGTAGCGTACCAAGTGTTTTGAAAATCTCCTTAGAGACTTCCGGATCTTCTGCCGTTGGAACATACTCGAATACTTTTGAGATACTCAGGTCGATACACTTACGCATATTGTGAAGTGTGATCCCTATGGTCCGCTGCGCACTAAATGGCCGTTGCTTTTTCATTAATTTTCCATTGTTAAAGCAAAGAAAGGGCATCCGAAGATGCCCTTAACTACAATTAAACGGTGTAAGCTCCGTACAAGTCAGACTGGAGCGTGATGGTAACCGTAGCCTGATTTGCATCAGAAAGCGACGGCGTTACGAGGATTGCTTCAATCTTACCAGTCCAATACCAGTAGGTATTTTGAACCGTACCCAAGCTACCAGCTGAGGATGCATAGCCTGCCGGTTGAGCATTAGCCAAGGCAAATCGGAATGCTACCGTTTTACCAGAGGTTGCTGCTACACCAAGTCCAGCGGTAGACGCCCATTCAGCAGGCACGTAGTTAATCGTGATCTCAATATTAGGAGCATCAGACTGGCCCTGAATCTGCTGACTAGATTTCTGACCAAAGGTTGGGACATTAACAATGTTAGGCGGAGTACCCATCGCTGGGAACTCGCGAACATTCTTAATACGGTAAAAAGTACCAACAGACGCGGTTCCACCAATAGATGCAATCTCAGTGGTGAATAGCGCATCAAAACCAGCCTTATCGTAGGTTGCTGGTGTTACGGTGCCATCAGCGTCGACTGCAACACACAGGCTGGAGAACATACCAGCGCCAATTGAATCGATATGCGACATTTAAGTTCCTTGTGATTTAAAATGATTAAACTGCGCTTGATACACAGATCTGCACAGAGAATTGTTTTCAGTATCCGGCCCTATGACTCTAAAGTTAGATTCTATAGCTACTTGTGTTACACTACCATCGTAAGAAAAGCTTTTACCCAGCAAGAATAAGTCCAGTTGGTCTGCTATCACTGCTGCAGGAGCTGGACCCATACCGTTTATGGTAAAAATGTCAGCGATAATGATTCCGCTGGTAGATACAGAATTTATGCTATCACCAGAAGCTAGAATAGATACCCTGATGTACGGAGGAGGTTGAACCCCAACAAAACCTTGGGGTACAGTTTCTAATCCAGTAGATTTCCAGGCCGGAAGAGCAAATACTGAAAATACATTGGTAATTAGGTCGGAGTATTTACCCATTATACTTTCTCCCTTGCGAGGTACAGATAATGAGTGTACCCATTAGACCTATTTTCTTGTTTTTCGGATCTGTTGGGTGTTATAACAGCATACGTAACACCACGCACAGTTGCTCTATCATAAATAGAAGGATCCCCTACATCGGCAGCTTTGCACATAACGCTAAGCTCGTATGAACCCAAACTTTCTTTCTTTGCTTGTTCAACTACACCACGGATTATCTTGGTAGTAGGTGTTCCCATTATAGGCTGACCGGTAGCAAAGTCAAAGCCAGAAGAAGAGTTAGAGACAAGGATTATCTCATCTGCTAAATCTCCCACTGCTTTGAACGCAAGATCCACATAGCGAAGAACTTGGCTACGCATTAGTTAGCCCTCCACCAGCTTCTTGACTCAGCCCCACTAACCACTAGTGGCCCAAAAAGGCGACGCACTGTGCTAGGGAAGCGAGCTGGAGCAATGATAGTTTCAATCTTGATTGAACCTACCTGTAGATTAGAGATAGCACCTGCGCTATCTAAAAGACCATCATTATTAAGCAGGTGATAAGCCAGCTCATAAGTAGCTTCTAAGATTCTAACAGGAACCACAGCTGAATCTAGTACGATTTCGGCTTCAAGCATTGTATCATAATAAGCTCCAGCTCTAGGGAACGCAAGCTTTTGAGTCTGAGAAGTAGAACTACCTACCCAGCGAATCTCATTAAGCATCATAGAGGCTGTTACTAGAGCCTGTGAACGCTGTGGTTCACTAGCAGCCTCCCAAGCAGCTACGTCGATACGATCTTCAAAGTATGACGCAGCCATTTGGGTAGTAGCATATGAGTTAACATTTAGCGTTAACGCCATGATAACTCCTTCTCAGCTATTAGGCGTGGAACACCGGCAGGATACCCAGCGACAAGGCAGAGGAAGCCTTACGAACCCAAGCACCACGGGTAGAGGTACCAATGGTAGCAGCGGTCAACAAGCCCTGAGTTTCAGAGGTATCACCAACAGCTTGGTAATCAGCATCAGAAGCGAACTTCTCTTGCGAACCATTCCAGGTGTAACCCTGCGGATGAGCAACATAGCCCCAACGATACCAGATGTTGGTAGAGCCGCCACCCTTGTAAGAGCTGCCGTTACGAGTGATTTCAACTTCATCAGGAACTTCCAGACCTTGGAAAGCAATAGAGCCAGGAAGGATGATGAAGGAGGTCTTCACACCAACGATATCAACACCAGCACCGGTGTTAATCTTGGTTAGCTGAGCACCAGTCAGACCCTGAGCAGCGCGAGTAGAGATCAGGCGGAACTTACCACCAAGAATCGTCTGGAATTCAACGTTAGCTTCGGTAACGCGATCTTCGTCAACCATATTGGCAGAGCGAAGGGACATCATTACTTCAGGTGAAGTTGCCAAGTAAGCATATTCCGGCTCGTAATCCTTATAACCCATGGCCAGAGCTTTCAGGAAGTTCTCAGCACGAGCAGCACCTTGAACAGAGGTAGAGGCAGCAATAACCGGAGCGTTAGCACCCAGGTCAACGTAGAAGCCATACTTCTTATCAGCAGGGTCATTATCAAACGATTGACCACCGAGGCCAGTAGCACCAGAACCAGTAGCAGCACCGTTAAGCATTTCAGCAACAGCAACACCCTTACAAACAGCCAACAGAGCGTTATGCTCGTCTTGTGCGCGGGTTTCAGCAAAGTCGGTACCGATTTGAGCAAGGCCGTCTTCTTTCGAAACGATTTGCTGCATATTTACCTTCTCAGCGCCATGCGTACGCACAGATTTGATATAGGTAGCGTAATCAGAACTAACGACGGTCTTAGTACCTTCAGAGGAGTCCGTCAGGGATGCGATGTTGATCTTAGCATCCAACGGCTTACGCCAGCGCATTTGACCAATAAAAGTCTCAGTGTTGACATCAATGTCAGGATTAGAGGAAACGATACCAGTGCCAGAGATTTTCTTGGCATTGGTGTAAGCTTCGTTAGAATAGGCGCTGATAGCCGATTGCAGGGCGTATTCAGTAGCGCCTGTAACGTTGGTACGAATAGTCATTTAATTTCCTTAGCGGCGTGCCGGTAGCTTGCCTTCCATAGCAAGTTTGAGCACTTCTGCTTGCGATTTTGCAAACAGAGAATTGTTATTTGATTGGTTAGGACCACCTGGAGGTTTACCACCCATACCAGAAGATTCCTTAGCCTTGAATAGAAATGATTTCTCTTCATCACTAATAAAAGCAGTGACAAAGTCTTTAATACTGATCCCTGACCGATGAACCCAGACCCCCTGCTCGTTACGAACGAGTTGATTAGAGATATCCTTAAAGGCCATTTCAGCAGCAGTATCATTACGAAACTCTTGTGTACGCAACAGGTCGCGAATCTGTGCATCACGTGTAAGTTCGAGGTTGCCTTGCTCCAAAGAAGCAATCTTGCTCATAAGTTCTTCATGCTTGGCATTAGCTTCAGCAATCCGAAGGTCAAAAGCTTCCTTATGCTTGCCAGATTCATCTAGCAGTTTAAGTTGAGCCTCACGCTCTTTCTTTTCCAAGGCTTCGGCACGCTTAGCGGCTTCGTCCCTAGCTTTGTAAGAGGCATCAAGCTTGCTCTTGATATCCTTAAGCTGCTCTTCAACTTTTTCAGCAACTAGCTTAGCGACCATATCAGCGTCGTCAGGCTTAGTATTCTTAAGCTTATCGGCAGCTTCTTTCTCAGCAGCTTCCTTGGCAGCTTGTTCTTTTGCAGCCAAATCGGCAGCAGCTTGTTCTTCTAGCGTCATTTAATACTCCACTGGTCACAGACCTTTATTACTACACAAGTGCTCACAGAGCAGTTACCCACCTAACCCGTAGAATCCAAGATCATCTTTGAAGCCTATTGGTATCGGTTTTGTTATATCACTTCTTTTAAGAATATCTTCCTCAGTAAGTAGCTTACCACCTACTCGGCTCTTTCCAGCCACAGGAATGATACCCTTAGCTATTGCTTCGGCTAAGTACTTATCGTATAAATCTTTTGGTAAGCCCCTAGACCTCATCAAATCTAATGTTTGCTTGACTGATTGTCTATCTACTGCATCTGCGTACATAACTCGTAGGGCAGATTTAGCATTGATCATATCAGCGGCGTTGGAGAAGAAGGCGTCATGAATGGTAGAGGTACCCACATTATTCTTCTTGCCCCACAAGTGGAAATTCTTAACAAGTGTTGCGTCATTACTATGGTTGCCATTAACTGCAAATGCAGTCCTAGCACCTGTGGCATCAGCAACGTCATTAATCTGCCCACTCTTATTCTTAATTTCATCAAGCCACGAAGGGTCAGTCTTCTGATCAACCTGGATAATGTTAGTAATCCAAGTACCATCTGCAGTCTTATATACAAGCTTCTCTTCAAAGCGTTGGGTATAATACTGCTCAAGAACCTTACCATCAAAGTTGACCCAGGGTATTTGGGTCCACTTCTTAGGATATTTACGATCCTTAATACCAAATACAACGTCTACCCAAGGGTCATTAGGGTTATACCCAGGTAATCTATTAAATAGCTTAGGCGGGTTTTTCTTGCGCTCCCCAATGGTCTCTTCCTTGATAGCTTGCTGCCAGTCCCAATCAACACCACGTTTAAGTGATGTGGAAGGTGGCTTAGCATTAACTAAATAGTCTTCAGCCAACCTACCAAAGAATCTGGTGAAGTCTCCTAGTATTGGAACTTGGGCTTCCATGTGCTCTGACATAAGCTTACCAATGACTGCAAAGTCGTTAGGAGTAACAACCTCGGCATACTGCCTAGTAAGCTTCTCAACAACATCTCTAGACTTAGGGTCAAGGAACCACATCTGTTCCATTAGCTCATCACCAGGATTAAGACCTTTATCGAAGATCTCCTTAACCTGCTTGCGTAGCTGCATTAGTTCATCAGCAGACTCTGGATCCCAACGTTGAACTTTAGCAGCCCTAGCTGATATTTGGGCAAGTACTTCATTACGCTCGGAGGCTCTTACAACTAGCACATTAGCTTGCTTACCTAGAATCTTAGATAGTTTGTTCTCAACGTTAAGCACTGCAGTACGCATGCCTGCGCCATAGAAGGTCACCATGTTATGCATTATGTTTAGCGGATGTCGTTAGTATCCACCGGTGCTACCGAGTTTGTTAATAATTAATCCAAGTTTTACCTTGACGAATTTGGTTTATAGTGCCTCTTGCAACATTATATACTGCTCCAATGTCACAGTCTCGAAGTCCTTTTAAGAACATCTCACGTATTACAGGGATATCCTCTGGCTGTAACTTTTTAATTGGGTTAGGTCCAGATCGTAGCAATGCATCACCAAAAATATGTTTCCAAGTATGCCCAAGCCTTAGCGCACTAATAGTGCCGCTGGAAACCCTATACATATTTGCGATTATCTGGTTGCTTACACCTATCAGCATAAGTTCTCTGATTGACAAGATATCAGTTTCATGCAGCTTAGCATTAGGTTTACCAGAGCCATTAGGGTTTAATCCGGTATCATAAGCATGCTGAATATTTTCACGCTTAGTAGCCCAAAGTAAATTCTTATAATAATTGTTTTGTTTGTTACCATCATCATGATTTACTTCAGGTTTATTGCCAGGATTTTGAATAAAGCTAAGAGCTACTAACCGATGCACAGAAATCATATAACGTTGATTTCCACGCCTTAGATCAACTACCAGATAGCCTTGCCTATTCGGGTATGGCTTTAAAAATCTTTGACTTACATTACTGTATACGCTACCGTGGTTACTGATCGCATAATTTATTGATTCAATCTGCTTCCATTGTTCCATTTTAATACCTCACATGTGCTCGGTAGCACTCCTATATGTTACCATATAGATCAGACTATATCTTCACCTCACGGTGTTGGGCGTTTCCACTCACTTGAGTGTATGAGCTTCATCTTCTGTTCTAGAAGGTATGCTCTAGTCGTTGAACCTTCAAATCCATTCCTGGATAAGCTTGGCTGCTGATTGTCCCCTAACGAGGGATGTCCCAGCAATTAACCCAATTTTAAAAGACCCAGTTGAGCCTTTGCTGCTTTTCTAAGATCCTTTTCAGTTAGACCTAAGCGCTCATTGAGCTTCTTAAATCTAGGATCTTGGAATGTGGCAGATGCAATCTCATCGTACAATCGACGCTTCTGATGTGTAGGTACTACATTACTAAGCTCAGCAAGCTGTTTGTTCTTAGTAGTCAATGCAATGATCTGAGCACCAGAGGAGGATGCATCTTGTTCCAGGGCTAACGCGGTTTTGTACGACTGAAGTCGGCTCAAATCGCTATAGTTGCCTAGAAGATGTTTGTCAATCTTAGCTGCTTCTACGGCTAACCTAAACAACTTACCCTGTTCCTCACCTTCTACCATCTGCACAAATGGCATCTCTAGTACGCTACGAATATCGTTAGGCTTAGCGCGAATAATGTGATTGCCAAGCTTAACAAGCTCAGGCCTCCACTTAACCGCAATCTTCTGCCTACCAGTATTGCTTAGCCCATTGTATCTACCCTCAAACTGATCTGAAAGGCCACCTAGGAAGGAGCCTACTTGATCTTGAAAGTTCTCGTATCCTTCCTGGCCAAGTACTTTAGACTCAGCAGTACTTAAGAATGGACGGAACGTTTCACCTGATTGTGGACTAATGAATCCGCTATCATAGATACGACCTCGATGATCAACAAAGGAATGGCTTCCAAACTCCATGTCCTTGCCACGATAATACTTCATCATTTTGAATCGCTCATAAGCATCACCTCTAGCGGCGATGTACTTACGATAGTGATTTAGTGTATCGTAGTGCTTTGCATTACCTTTGTCGTCTGCAAAGAGTAGCAGTTTCTCGACAAAGTCATGCATATCAGGGTCGATCTTGTACTTAGTAGAACTAGCCCAGTTAAGAGCGTCTGCAAGGTTATCGTCGACAAACTCGGCTGGAAAGTTGGAGAAGCTGCTAGTAGAGGTAATAGGGATACGTGTATCATAATTCCATTTTCCAAAGTATGTCTTGAAACCTGGCCTAACCTTAAGAGCATTATCAAACGTATCATTCACACCTATGCGATAACCCACATCTACTGCACGGTTAAGCCAAGAGTACTCTTTGATACGCTGATCTGTAATCTTTAGATTTACACTGAATGTATCATAATACTGACCAAAATATTGACCAGACATTCTACTACGCATTCTACGTTTCTTTACTCCAAATGTTTCAAGCTCGTAGAATCCCTTATCCTTAGCACGATCTAGAAGCTTAACTCCTAGGTCATACCACTCTTGCTTAGTACCTCGATAGTTCGCAAGATTATGCAGATCACGGCCAAGACCAATAGCAACCTGATCACGATCAGGAGCATCATCAGCCGCCAGCCTCATTGCAAACCTATTATAGAACTCCTCAAGATCCTTATCCTCTAGGCGCACCCACAGCTTAGGTGGAATATCCCTATCAAGATATGGGCGTAACTCTCTACCAATCTTAGGGGCAACCTTCTCTTCCCAGAGGTTCTTAGCTGCAATATTCTTGTGGAAATTATTAGCTAGATCCTCAATTTGAATAGGTCCAAGTACAGGGTCAAGAAATGCATCCTGCTTAAGTTTATAGAAGAAGTCTGAGTTATTCCTAAGCTGAGTCTCAATATACTCTGACACGTTAGTAACATCATGCTTCATCTGAGAGTTAAGCACAGCTTTAAGATTACCCCAAGGCTCACCATTTCTACGAAAGCGCTCAAAGCTTACTCGAAGGTTATCAGTAACTACAGCAGCTTCATTGATGCCAACAGATTTAGCAATCTCATCCTTGAAGCCTAGAATAAATTGCTTGTCTGAATCAGTTAGAACTTCACTCTTAGAAACAAGCGAAATAGCACGTTCATTAACAGCTTTATTAGGCTGATAGAGACGGCTATCCTCTCTCCGTTTAGTAAGAGGGTTGAAGAGTAGTTGCTCATCAGTAGGCGGTGTATTAAGAACGCGACTCTTGGTGGCCTTCTTAACATGTGGTAGAATCCCTCGATAGTTTGTAACTGATAGGGTACCATTTAATTCACCTGACTGGAGCTTGTAATACTCTAAGAGTGCATTACGGGCTTCTACGCTTGATACAATCTCTTCAGGTGTGGTGTATCCGAGCCTAATAGCATCAAGTCGCTCTTTTGCGTTGATGAAGACCCTACTTGTGCCTTCCACTGAACCGTTGTAGCCTCCGGCAAGGTCGCCGGTAGCTTCTCTGAGGTCTCGAAGACCCAAGCTTGAACCCTTCGGAGTAACGAATTTGTCAACTGTTAATTCTCCATTCTGAAACATCTTTACCTTGGTATAATCACCTAGATGCCTAAGCTGAATATCGGTAGGTTGTCTGAGTAGCCAGTCATTGTAACTGACCTTCTCGAAAGCATTACCATCAAAGTACTTAAATGCTTCAAGATCATATTCCTTGATTTTCTCAGGAGTAAGGCCTGTAGTATTCCTTGCTCTTGTAGCTGCAACGCTATCTAAGTTACCTAAGTCGCTCCAACGCTTAACAACAGGTATAGTAGTGCTACGGCAATGCCAATGCGCTGGAGGAAGGTGACTTGTATCTGATATCGGATAGACAGTACCGTCTCTATGAGCGCACAAAGGAGTAGTGCGGCTATCAAGTACAGCCACATATTGCCATCCTTTCAAAAACTTTTCATTAGCCTTGTAAACAGCATGATCTGCCTGAGCGTAAACACTCGTAGTAGCTGTTACTACTAAGCCTGATGCTTGTACACGGGTAAGCCCAAATGTCTTTTGAACATCTGCTATAATGGAGGCTTCGGTTGAACCTGCTGCTATGCCTTTACGGATCGCCTGCTCAATTCTAAGCCTTTCTGCATTAACAACACCATTCCAGCCTGATTCAAGGGTCGTATTCTTGATCAGGGGCTTACTTAGTACAATCTCTGCTGACACACTTCGGGGAACAATAGCAGGCTCAAAGAATCCCTTAAAGCCTCTGCTCAAAATACCATGAGTGTTATTACTAGTGTCATGACCAAAAGAGATTAGCTCACCAGCAGTAGTCCTATATCCTTCACGCATCATACGCTGTAGTTCTAGATCCACCGCATCATTAATGGGTTTAGTAGAGTTCCATTTAAACTGTTTTAAAGCAGCAGTTAGATTAACCTCATGTCCATCGATGATTGTTGATACTTTACCATTTAATCGTTCAGTGTAGAGCCTGACCATAGCTGCGCGATCAATCTTCTGGTCACCAATAATAGTTGTAGCATTTTGTTCAGTCATATTATTCCTTACCGAAGTACCCTGGAGGGCCTAATAGGTTACTGTTACATAATTAAACAAATTTAGGGGGAGATAGGGTATAAGCTTACAATCATACGATACTCGGGTAACCACTCTGCAATAGTAATGTCGTAGAACGACTCTGTCATTGCAACTCTGTTAGCCATTTGAAATCCCCTTAATGTAAAGGAACGGAACTTTAACCCCGTGCAGAGGGGATTAGAAAGCGAGGTTCGCGTAGATATAATTGGCGCACGCTTGGTGTCCCACGTCGTTGAAGTGAACGTTGTCGTATTTCATCAAAGGATGCTGCTTTGATGAATCATTCGGGTCTTCAACTACCGGCGCAAGGTCAAGAACCGTACAATTTAGCGCGTAATCCGCTTTTAGTCTGGCATTAAATGCTTTTCTATACCCGTCCTGTGTGGCGTTTAGCGAGTCTGATGGTAGTGCAGTAGAAATTACAGGGTGAATTCCTCGTGCGATTAGCCATGCGATAGCTTCTGCTGCGATGGCGTATTGCAAGTCCCAAATGGCTTGGGTTGCCGACCCTGTATTTGGACTGTATGGGGAGAAATAAGCCGCTGACGGAGCGTTTGCTGTGCATACGGCCTTCATCGTGTCTATGTATTTCTGCTGCGTCATTCCACCGCACGCCCAATTCGCACACCCGCCAATTTTGCCGCTTGTACGCCACATATAGTCGAGCATGTTCGGCCAACCGGACTGATAACCCGCTGCATTGCCAGAGTAGCCGGCAGTTAGCGAATCGCCGAATACGTAGAATGTAAGCGCATCGCCGGCCCCGTAAAACTCGACGGCATTAATAACACCGAGTCCTGACGTTGCGGCAGTTGTAATAGCCGTTGTGTCAGCCACAATAGCCCCCGCGCTAACAGCAACACCGTAACGGTACACATAGCCCCTATCGGCGAGCCACTGCGCTGCACCAGCAGTATTTACCGGGCCACCGGCCACAATAAGCGCGGCGTCGTAACCTCGGACAAGCAGTAAATAAGGCGCGGTAGGTATGTCTGTTCTTGATATGGCAGTAATCGGGATAAAGTCGCTGAATGCTACAGACGGAACATAATTGTTAGCGCTGCCTACCGCCGCAGGCAGTGTTATTGATGCCGCCCCGGCCCACGTAACAGGCGTCCACGTTAGCGTATTGCCACTACTTCCATCTATAGGGGCAACGGCAACCTTTACGGTGGTCAGTGTTGCCGGACCACTTGGGTAATAGTTTGCATAAACCAACCGTACGCCGGTGAATTTTCGATCATAAGGAATCTGCTGTTGCGCGGTTCTGTCTCCGCCAGCGCTAGTTTGCTGAATTCCAGCGCCTTGCCTCCAAGCGGCAACTCCGTTTTTTCTGACAGTCGATCCACCCACATAAACCGGCACGCCACCTGCGGTTAATTCAACCCCCCCGGTGAGAGGATTAACTTGTGACATTACGGGCTGAGGCTCAACAGGGGCGACCCCTTTAGCCTTTGTGTTAAACTGTGTGAGAGTTCCAGTGAACTTCTCCTTAGTCTGCGGTTATAGGCAGTAATATTACCACCACCAGCATCCTTAATTTGCCAATCTGCTACTGTGTAGTTACTGCCCATGATTATTCCTTTAGATTATAATTGTGCGTAGGTCAAATAAGACTCAACACCTTGGGGGTGGCGTACGTAGCAAATACCTCGTACGCCAATGCGGTTAGGTGAGTACCATCTGATGTGTATTGTGCCTGAATTCCGTTTGGACCAAGCACTTCGGCAAGATCAAGCAGCAGAACATCGGTATCTTCAAACGCGAGTTTCGTGCGAACATTGTACGCAGCACGCTCTGCGCTTCCCGGCCCTTGGTGCATCAGTACTACTACAGGCTTACTCCCTTTCGAGCGAATAAACTCGACGTCTGACAACAACAAACCGAATTGATAGTCTCTATTTGCTTGTGTAGTCATCGATGTGTTGACCGAGTAATTCCACACAATAGTGATCTCTGGCACGTACCCTGAGTTCAAAACAGAGCGAAGAATCGCTGAAGTCTGCTCACGGAAGTCGCCACCCACAGCAAAATTAGCCATCGTCACGTTATCTCGACCAGCGAGGACAGCCTCCTTCATGAATCCCATAGGAATACCACCGGCTGATAGGGAATCCCCAAATAACCCCACTCTTGATGTTTTTCCGCCAGTAAAGAAGTCAAATGCAAAGTTAGGGAAAAGAGCTGAATTTTCATGGATATAGGTAAAATCTACTGAACTCCAGGTTGTTACGCTATCCCCAGCAGTTGCTCCACCAATACCGGTCCTACCGGCCGCTACATACTCGGCTGATGTGAAATTAAATGGGTTGTATTGAATAGTGTCAGCGCTGTACACCCGGAAGTAAAACACAGGATCAGCACCAACAACATCTGTTCGAGCTACAGACCCTACAGGAATAAAGTCTGAGTATACAGCGCCCGGCACAAGACGCCCACTAACAGTCGTAGCCATCGGGACAGTAATTGTGGTAGAGCCACCAACTGTAATGTCGGTAGGTGTCAGGCCTGTGCCCCCAGAGGCTGGTTTTAGTGTAGGAGAAGCTGCACAACGCGCTCTGAAAACACGTTGACCAGCAGTGTTGAAGTTCATAAACAATACACGTACTGCTCCAAATGCTCGTGGAACGGTCATAGTGCAACTAATTGTTTGTCCAGCAGTAGTCGATGAGCCATTTCCACCAAGTGGCTTATAGCTCGTAATACCAGTTGGAAGCGAACTTCCACTAGCTGAAACAGCTGTAACATCTGCAAGCGTGGTATTAGCTAGGAGAGTATTAAACTGAGCAATGGTACCTGCAAAAGTGGCACCAGATTGCTTATGAACTGCAGCGATGTTGCCACCACCTGCATCTGTGATTTGCCAATCTGCTGGCAGGTACTTACCCATGATTATTCCTCGTACTTCTTAGGATTTAACTTCTTAGGATCTGCTGAGTCAGAGGGATCACCCTTTGGCATAATCAGCTCGTCATCGTTAATTTCTTTTGTAGCTTCTTCATCATTATAGTCAGGCTCAATGAGATCATTAGCCTTAATAAGCGCAAGCCAGGTAGAGCGTGGGATAAGACCCTTCTCATACCATTCAGTAGCAAGACGTAACCAATCAGCACCAAGGGGTACAGGACTAAAGTCAGCGCTTAGATGAAATTGGATATCAGCTCGTGTTAGCTGCAAGTTATACCTACGGTTAGTCAAATGAGCTAACACATCAGAGATAGTAGCACTAATCTTAACATTAAGGGTGCCTAGCTGTGCTGTTTGAGCAGCGTTTCTTATCTCTAGCGCTACACCAGATTGGGCAGACTCAGGGGTAAGCATCCGAATACCCATACGAGCCATCTCATCAATAGCAGCAGCAATTGCTCTATCACTATCTTTAAGCGCATCTGTAGGGGTAGCCAGTACACCAATAGCATCACCTGCACGTAGTTTAATCCATGAGCCTAGACCACCGCTAACGATATCTTCAAAGTCCTCCTGAATCATATCAGAAGAAACCCAAGGGGTATATGTAGCAGCACCATAAAGAAGATGATTACGTCTGCTCATCTTATTGTACAAGGCAACTTCCTTGTCAACAAGCGGAGTAATCATAGGCTCTGATGCCTGAATACTACCATTCAGTGGCCATGCAGGAATAAACTTAAGGGATAGTCCAAACGATTTAGGCTCAATCGTCTCTACGACGTGGAATCCAGGATTGCCACTAGGTGTAGGAGTAGCACCATTGGCTGCCTTCTGCTGTACTTCGCTAGCTTCAAATCTGCGAATCTGATAATTACCTTCAGGGGACAGCTCATGGACCCAGATAGTATCGATAAGACGAGGATGAATATTCTCTTCATCATACTTCTCAGTGGTACCACGAAGAACTAACCGTGATAGCTGATGTTTACCATTACTGATAGCAGTCTGCCAATTAATAACAGACTCTGCCTTCCAGATGACTGGGTAAGGTTTGACATCCTGCCATTCTTGTTGGGTCATATTAGAAGCAGCAGTAGGGTCAACGATAGGGTAATCTACATAAACCCACGCTCTACTAGTCTGCACTTCTTCATACAACGCTTCATCAAGGAAGGATACTAAGGAGTTACCATCCATAGCTACTGCATTACGTAGCCAATCTTGGGCTTCTTCTGGCACTTGATCAGTGAATGTGATCTGAGGCTCTTTACGCAAGAGACCACCAACAATCATTTTAGCAAATTGTGATACAATACCAGGGAGCTCAGCTTCACCCTTATAGAAATTGTATTGCTCAAGTGTCATCGATGGGGAGAACGGAAGAAGCATGTTAGAGCTAGAAGGTAAAGTATCAACTGCCTTAACATAGCGCTCACCCCCAATAACAGCTCGTGAACGAGTCCAGATGTCCAATAAGCTGTCATAGGCTGCACATGGATCTTCAACAGATCGTTTACGGGCTGCTAGCATAATTATCCCCGAAGAGCAACGTTAAAGTTGCCAATAGTACCAACAAATACCTTACGCGTTACACGATGAGTTGCTTGGTAGAGATCTTCCCCACCATCAACAGGTACAAGCGTCCAATCAGCAGGCGCACGCTCATTCTCAGCAAACGGTACTACATCAGTAACTGTCTGGGTTAGCACTGGTTCAACTACGGGTACTACGGGTGCAACTACTGGCTCTTTATCGGATAGCACTTCCGCGAGGGATTTCGTCATAACATTCCTTGTTAATTTCTTTGTATCGAGTAAGCACAATCTCACCTTTAAAGAATAAAGGTGGTATCCACTTACGCTCTGGGTTAATCGGGACAAACTCTATCTTGATAATACCGTCTGCTGAGTCTATAATCGCTGCAAAGTGAGGGAACCATCCATGTTTGGACTTCCTGATGAGCATATAATCGCCCTTGCGCCGATACTTAGCAATAGTTAACACAAAGGCTAAACAATTACTATTCTTCATCATATCCTCGTACAGGTTAGAATCCAAAGCCACGCTTAACGTGACGTTTACTCTTGATAGGCCAATTATATTCAGTGAAGTATCTAATACCGTCACTGTAGTGCTCATTACCGAGACTCTTGTCAATCATTGCAGTATCCTGATTGTTATCAACCCATACTGTCTTAGCTACGGATTCGATAACCGGCTTACACTTACGCATAAAGAACATGGTAGACTTACCAGGAGCCTTTGTTATTGGATTATCAGCACACTTGAGCTTACCATTAACTGCAGCTACACTATCCACAATAGCAGGATGGCCACTATGAGCGAGAGTCCTAAAACCAAATGACTCAATAATTGTGAAATCTGTTGAACCAACTGTTGCTGATGTCTTACGCGCTCTCCCCGCAGGATCGGGGTATGTATAGATCTTCCCTGCTTCCCGTTGTGGGGTAACGTAACGGCCATGTATAGTAGCACACAGCTGCTCAGTATCAGCACTACCTTGAATATAATCGACACATATAGCATAGATACCTCTTATAGCCCAAACACTACTGTGTTGTTTAGTAACGTTAAAGTCAATTGCAATATGCAAGGGTTCTTCTGGGTGTACAACAATACAATCATCAGGGACTACATTAACATTACGGTCAAACATGTAGAAGATACTGTTACCGCTATCCTCGAACTTAGCCATGTATTCTCTATTGAATCTGATTTGATCCATAGACTTAGCAGCAGCTTCAACTTCAGCAGCATCAATATACGGCGAGGAACGATAGTCGTAACTCCAAGACTTCCAACCATCACTGCCACCCCTATTGTGGAGATCATAGAATGTATCAAAGCCCTTAGTAGTACTAATAAATAGTGCCTTACCAGGGTTAACATCCATACCAGTCTGAGCCGAATAATCAGCAGCTCTCTTAGGACTCCAACGAGTGGTAATACAGGGTTGTAGGATGGACTCCCACATGTCAAGCTTAGCTGCTTCTTTCATGTTGAAGGAGGTTAACTCATCAACAAGTAGAAAATATATGCCAGTACCACGAAGGCGCTCTATAGCCTCACCTGATACTAGCTTAACTTTAACAGCATTATTAAATTCGAAGTAACCATCAGCTCTGCTACTCTTAGTAGACCAATCTTCTAATCCAAACTGATAAGCTAGCATTGGGTAGAAGATATCTGTTACTTGAGAGTATGTTGGAGCAGCTACTACAATATTCTTATTGGGAATATATGGTGGCAGCTGAGTAAGCTCACCAACTACCTGGGATACAGCAGCTCCACCTAGCACACTCTTACCAAATCCACGACTAGCTGCTACAGTACCATAACGAGTACGGTTATCAGCCATAAACATCTCACGGAATACTGGTGATTGGGCTCTATGAAGATCTACTGTTCCCATCATATTCCTTAAATAAAATACCACTGTTAGTCCAGCAAGTTACTGGCAGTGGCTGAATAGCTATGTCGTCATCACTCAACATAACATGAGGTTAGCTTGGCATAATACGGTATGAGGTAAGCGGTACATAATGCTTACCATCATGATCGATAATGCATAATTGATTGTTGATAATCACAAGATTACCGCTTATGATATCACCAGTAATACTGCGTATGGAGAGCTTAGGCTCGTTAGTAATAAACTCACCAACCACGTAGTGTACGATGACTGGCAAGTAATGCTCAGGCATAGTAAGAGCTACATGATCCATACATTATCCTTATTGTTACATTAATATTTTATCCGTTATACTGCGGGAATTGTTGACGAGCACCTTCAAGGGCATCATTAATCTGTGATACGAGGATATGCTCTTCTCTAGTCACATCCTCAGGTGCAAGATTAATAACGATAGGTACACGCTCATTGCTACTAGTTTCCTTATTCTCAGGAACCTTAGCATATGCATAGGGTAATAACGCCTTAAGTACATTAAACTTTACTGACATAATAGCAGCAATAGCAATTCTAGATGGTCTAGGATCAGAGCGAATACTGTCAATCTCTTGATCGAGTTCATCTAACTGCATTACCAGTCTACCTAAAGGGCAACATCTTAGTTGCTCTAATCGCTTCTGACTAGCTACTGCTGGTGGTGCACCTGGTGTAGCACTCTTACGGTACACTGCTGGTTCTTGTTCCATAGGGAATAAGCCTTAACTGTTCAATATGATAGTTACTCTTGTTCCCTTGCTGCTGAACCATCATACCAGCTGGTACTTGGCCATTGACTAGGATCCATACCAATCGCTTAACAGCAACAGTATGCATTTCTCCTTTATACTGAAATGTCAGCTGAGGAAATCCACGGGAAGACAGTGTAAACACCATAGGTGATATTCTATAGGTTGCACCTTTAAAGTACAATCCAGGTTTACTGCTGGTATTAGCAGTTTCTTTCTTACTACGATATTCTAACGAATTAGTAATTGCTTCTATGTTCTCTAACATATTATACTCCAGTTTAGTCATTTCTGACAAATATAACTACTAAACTAATATCTAATAAGTACTTAATAAATACTTAACAAATATTTAAAGAATTAACTCTAAATGAGGTTTATGAAATAAACCGAATGTAATAACTATAGAGTATTATAATTAATAATACATTATAATAAACTATAGTTATAACAAATAATTAAGA